TATTGAGAAAATAAAAAACCAGTTCTCTTTTTAAAACTTCTTAATCTAGATTCAGTTCTCTTTAAAGGATTGGTTTGATTTATAATCCACTCATTCTCAGGTGCTACTGCTTCTAAAGACATAACAGTAAGTCCTGATAATGCAACTTGTATTAAATAGTCCATACCATCATCAATGGTAAGACCTTTTAATCTTTTTTTAATTTGATAATCCATTTTGCTTCTCCTGTAAATAAATTATTAATCCATTGTAAACTATTTTAACATAAAAGTAAACCCCTAAAATTTATCAGGAAAATCCTCGACTTTTGGGACACCAAAATCCTCTTTCTGTTCTGGGAATGATGGAACTGACCAACATTGTATGTTTTTACCCTTTTCAAAGAACTGATGATGTTCTGCACCTATTGTGCGTAAAGCATTCCAAAGTTTACGACCATCAAAGCCAATAAATCTATTTTGTTGTAAAAACTTTTGAAAGTCTGCTGACCTAAAATAAGTTCTTTTAGTTTTATCATCTGTCCAAGGTTTACCTAAAATCATTTCATCTCTGCTTTGTGCTTTAGCATACCCAGTGCAAAAGTCCTCTAAGAAATTTATTAACTGACCTTTACTACCAGCATCAGCTGGTGCGTCTTGCTCCTCAGCATTTTCACATTTTTCTTTCATCAGTGCTGTCCACTTAGGTGGTTTAATTAAGTTTGTCATTATGGTAAGTTCTTCAAGAACTACCTTTTGAAACTTTCTTTGAAGTAATAATGTCTCTGTGTCCATCTCAATACGAGCACCATTTATATCTACAATCCAAGTTGGTGGATCTGTCTTTACTTTTATTACACCTACAATCTCAACACCAACATCATCACTGCCACCACCTACACCATACTTACGACCTAAACATATTTGCCTATTACAAACATCACATATGGGTTGGTCATTACATCTATAACTATAATTTTTCTTCATTACTGCTTTTACTATGCCAGCAACTTCTTTATGTCCTAATGGTGGAGTCATAAAATTATTATTCATTTCATCAATGTAATTTGCTAACTCATCCTCACCATATCTTTTTCTAGCATATATGCCTAAATTAAAAAGTCCTTGATTCCTAGTTCCTTCAGGGAAACCAATCTTTGATAGACTTTGTAAACAAGGTGGACCATCAATTAACAAAGGATCTTTTTCTAACTCAACATCCAATAAATCTTCTTCTGATAGTGCACTTTGTTCTGCTAGTGCTAAAAAATCCTCAGCTGATAATTTTTTACCATCTTTTATAGCATGCCTAGTTGGATTATCCATATCAAAGTATGGCATATTTAACCAATTACCAAAGTCTTTTTCACTAGCTAGTCTTACTTGTTTTGGGAATATTTCAACACCACTATATCCTAATGCTACTGCTGATTCCATCAACTTGTTTCTTACTATCTTAGCATCAGTAAAATCTTTTAAAAATAAATATAAATGAGCACCACCAGATTTAGTTTTACATATAACTAATGGTAGTTTTACTTTATTTAATTCTTGTTCTAATTTTTTAAAATCTAAATCATAAACATCAACATCAATAGCACCCCATTTACATTTACCATAATCTGTTAAAGGAAATATTCCTAAACCATACTTGCCTTGTAAATGTTGTAACCATAATTCAGGATTTGGTGCTTGTTGTTTTGTTAAAGCATTGCCTTGCTTTTTACCTTTTTCTGTAATCTTGCCTGATAAATTATATGACCCATGAGCTCTATCTAAACCAGAGAAAAGTGTAAAAAATCTGTTTTCTATAGATTCTGCCATAAATTTTCTTTGTATAAATGGCCATAGGCGAACGAATCAACCCATGGCCATAGTTTAGTACCCCCTTAAAATTGACTGTTACTTTGTGAATCATCAGGAGAGTTAGGATCTCCAGATATCTTTGCATCACCAGCCATAGCCATATCACGAAACTCTTGAGCTGCTTTGAACAAACTCATGTCTGATATTACTGTTGGCTCACCCTCAATAAAAAGTCCATACCAAGATCCTCTATCATTTGACTCTTGTTTAGTAGTCAAGTTCCAGATATGAGAGAACATAGGTGCTTTAAATCTAGTGCCATCTTTTCTAGCCATAGTTAAATTTTGCATCCTAGTCATCCATGCTCTTGATTTTTTTATTTGTGAAGACTTCATTGTAAATATAACTGGCTCTGGTGAACCATCAGTTACATTCAATACAAAATGATATCTTGTATCTTTCAGTAAGTTTCCTTCATCAGTTAGTAACTCTAAAGGATTCTTAGGATCTGGATTAGCATTCTGCACTACATCAGAATCAGGAGAATGCAAACCTCTTAATCCTCCACCTTTTTCCCTTGGAACCCACTCAACAAACTTTCTAGAATAATGACATGGTATAACAAGTATACCTTTTTTACCATCATAAATTTTAGTTGTTGTTAAGTTTGCAAACATACCAGCTTTGCCACCTTCAATATAAGATGCGTGTCCTGGATCTGTTTGGTCAGACATCTTTTGCAATATTTGCATAAAAGGTATTGCATAAGAGTCAGCAGTTGCTTCTTCAAATCCTGCTCCTGCCATTTTTTCGATATCTTCCATCGATACTGGTAAACCAGCTTTTTCAGTTTTTGCTATATTATTAGCCATACTTACTCCTTTGTTGTTAGTTTCATCTGCCATGTTTTACGACCGACAGACTCAAGTCGTTTCACTGCAACATACAGTAGAAACTCTATCATGTAACTTCTTTTAATGATGCTTGAATAACTCTGCTAACTCCTAACTCATCAAGAGGAACATCCTTACCTTTTTCAATATCATCTTTTACTAATGCTTTGAAAGATCCAGTATGTATATTTTCTTCACGAGTTACATCAAGTCCTGCGTTTTCAATATAAGCACAAACATCAGCAGCAACATTATCTTTGCCTTTGCCTACTTGTGCAACTATTTCATTCTTAATAAGTCCTGTGTGATTATTATCCCTTAACCATTTTATTACAAAAGGTTTTCTTTCTCTTGTAACTGAAGCATAAAACTTTTCTGACTTTGATAATTTAAAAACTTTACCATCAACTTCAATCTCAGTACTAACCATATCAATCTCATTCATTAACTCTGGTAAATCTTCAAATTGTATTTTGTTTAACTTTTTAGTTTCTTCTTTCAAAGCAGATGTTAAATCTTCTACTATCTTACTTTGCTCAACTAATTTTTTACTTAAAGTTATAACACCAGAGAGTTCGGTGTTATCTGTTTTTTGTGATGCCTTTTCAATACTTTCGAAAAGATCTAATTGTTTTTCTGACATATTGTATTCTCCATTTTTCTGTTGGTTCTCTATATACTAAAAGATTATACATTAAAAGCAACGGATATATAATCTTTTATTTTACTATCCCAGTATAACATTTTTAATTTACCATTGTTATTCTGAGAGGCAATAATCGCAGACAAGACCATAGCTGTTGGGTTACCAATTGCAAGCATATAATCATCATCTGAGAAATCTTTTAAACTTTCTTTAAGGTTTTGTGACATTGGCTCTATGTCTATTGGTAGTGAGCCATGTGGTAATAAAACTTTCAAATCACCAAATTTTTTAGCAGGTGACAAATCAAAGGCAGTTACCCATTGACCAGATTTTGCGTCTCTTTTTCTAGGCTCTTGTGGTATATAAACTACAGCCATTCTTTATAATTATCTCCTGTTATAATATTTGCTAATTCTTGCTTTTCTAGTAATACCTTAATTATCTTATTATCTAAAGTGTTTTCTGCCACTAAATCATAATAAAGCACATTATTTTTCTGACCTATCCTATGAGCTCTGTCCTCTGATTGCTGTCTATCTCCTAATTTAAAGCTATTGCTGTAATAAATTACAGTGCTAGCAACAAATAAATTAAGTCCTTCAGCAGCAGTTGCAGGGTTTGCAACGAATACTCTTACCATTTTGTCTTGAAACTTTTTTAAATTTTTAGCTCTATCACCAGCAGTTGTACTGCCATCATACCTAACATTTGATATTTTATTCTTTGTTAGTTGTTCGCATATTGAGTCAATATCATGTCTAAAACGACACCATATTATTATACTATCATCTTCAGACGTTTCATTTATTATGTTCATAGTTTCATCTAATCGAGGATTAGATTCATCTATAAGTTTTAATATTTCTGAATCAACAAAAGCAAAGTTGCTAGTTATCTGTTGTAACTTCATCATACGAGTCAAAGCCATCGGCACAGGTATGTCTTGCTCTGATACTTCTAATATATAATCTTCTTTTACTTTGTCATAAACTTTCCTTTGCTTGTCTGTTAGTTTAAAATATCTTTTTGTATATATTTTTTTAGGCAAGTCTAAACATTCTTGTTTTGTTATTCTATATGAGTATGGCTCTATTGTAGTTTTTAATTCATCTAAGTTTCTATAACTTTTTAACTCATCATATAATCTATTGGCACCCCAGTTAGTTTTCTTTTCAAATACACCATAATAATTTTTAAAAGAGTAAAATGAATTATGGTCTATGATTGATGGATCTAAAAACTCAAACTGCGAGTATAAATCAAATGGTGAATTAGTAACTGGTGTACCAGTTAATATTCTTTTGTATTGTGCATGTTGACCTAATTTTATAATCTCTTTAGTTTGTTTTGCTTTTATGTTTTTAATTCTTGCTGACTCATCTACAATCATCATAACATTTTTCCTTTTACAAAAAGTTAAAAAACTAAAAACAGATTTACTTACTCTAAAAGATTCTACATTAGTTGTTAATACACATAACTCTTTACTATTTAATAAATCTAAAAATTTTTCTTGAAACTTTTTAGTTGATGTTTTTCCTGAATCCCAGAACAATGAATTATATTTTATATCTTCAGGCAAATGTTTTGGTATCTCATCACTAACCCAGTTACGATGAACACCATTAGGTGCTATTACTAAAATAGCATCAACCATGCCTTTATAATAAAGGTATGCAAAATTATCTATTATAACTTTTGTTTTACCTGTTCCTTGTTCCATCAACAAAGCATAGTTAGGTAAGTCTTTGATTTTATTGAATATTTCTTCTTGATGTTTATAAGGTTTAGTTCTAAATTTATAATTCATGGTTCTATATTTACTTTTTGCTTTACTTTTATAATTTACTTTTATATTAAAGTAAAGTATAAACAAGCAAGAAACTATGAGAATAAAGCATAATTTTATAAAAATAATAATTAAGCAACCAGAAAGAAGATTCAATGAGAACTCCAATAGGAAGAAAGTTGCTGATATTATATCGGACTTATCAAGTGGTAATATTTTATTAAGTGATGTTATAAAAGAAGCATGGCTTAAACATAGTATAGAGTCCAAGGTTGTATTAGCGATAATTAGTAAGTTAAAACAGTCAAAGTTTATAGAATTAGAAACTATACACATGAGTGAATTAACAGGAGGTCAGGCATGATAATTGCTGGTGCAGGGTTGGCAGGATTAATTGCTGGTAACATTTTTAGAAATTATTCTCCAAGGATAATAGAAAGACAAGATGCTTTACCAAATAATCATAAAGCCATTTTAAGATTCAGAGACCAATCAGTCTCAAAAGCAACAGGTATTGAATTTAAAAAAGTAAAAGTAAGAAAAGCAATAGCTTTTCAAGGTGATTGGCTTAACAGATCAAACCCAAAAGTTGCTAACTTATATTCATTAAAAGTTACAGGTAAAGTGCAATCAAGGTCTTGTTGGAACTTAGATGATGCTGAGAGATACATATCGCCAGAAGATTTTATATCTAGGATTGCTAAAGGTTTGACAATAAATTATAATGAAGAGTTACATAAATCTATGTTCGATGGGCAACCTATCATATCAACTATACCTATGCCAGCAATGATGGATATCGTAGGTTGGAAAGAGAAACCAGAGTTTCCTTACAGAAGTATATGGTCATGTTGGTGTACCATAGCTGATTATGATGTTTCAGTTAATCAAACAATATACTATCCTGATTTAAAAGATCCTTATTACAGAGCATCACTTTTAGGAAATAAATTTATATTAGAGTATAATCAAGAGCCATGGCAATCACATGAAGATGTTTCTTCTGTTTTAGCAAATGATTTTGGTATTGATTCAAAAGTAAAAGATTTACATGTTAAAAAACAAAAGTTTGGTAAGATATCATCTATTGATGATAACTTAAGAAAAGAGTTTCTATATTACTTAACAAGAGAGTTTAATGTTTATTCTCTTGGTAGGTTTGCTACTTGGAAGCAAATAATTTTAGATGATGTTGTTGACGATGCTAACAAGGTCATGAAACTTATTAATGTAGAAAATAAGAGAAGAAACTATCATGTCAATATGAATATAATGAATGGAGAACCAAATGACAGCAAAAGTTAAATTAGTAAATTATACTAGTGATGCAAAAGATCTTTTATTATTTACAAAAAACACAAGACTGTTCGATAGTGATGACAGTATGAGTGTAATAAAAGATTGGTCAGAAGAAAAGAAACAAGAAGAACTAGACTATATGTTAAAAACTATAAAATCAAGTTGGGAGTTTATAGATTATACATTTGTACTTTCTGGTGTAAGCAGAGGATTTACACATCAGTTTGTAAGAACAAGACAAGCAAGTTACGCACAACAATCGCTGAGAGTTGTAAGTAAGGA